TGCACGATTCCATTGTGTTATTGTAGAGTCCTGTGTGATAGCGATTGATGCTTCGGTATCAAAGAAGTTTGGTGTATCACCTAGCGAACCAGGATTGCACTCTACTCCATCATCGAAATCGTTATAAAGGCTATTCATCAAGGAGATGATTTCAGTCCCTACCGGATTAGGATCACCACGCACTGCAAAGCCACCACAAATCGAAATTTGCGGAATGCCAAGCTGCATAGCTCCTTCACCAGATGACCGAAAACTGTGCTTCAGGATAAATGTTACTGAATCAGCCACTGTATCAGGACACACCAAGGAGTTGTAAGAGTAAACGCCTACGGTTCCAATGTGTGTTTCTGGGGTGGTTGTATCATACAGTCCATTTACGTCCTTATGCAAAACTTTCTTGAACGGAGATGAAGATGTGTAAGGAATGCTGAATGGTCGTGACATAGACAATTCGCTTTCTTCCTTAGCCTCCAAATCGTATATCATAGAATGATTTGTTTGCATAGCCTGATCATACACAGTAGGTAGTTCGCTTCGAGATCTATTAGGAAAATAGATTACAATGAAACGACCAGCATGGTATCGAGTTTTAACGAGTTCAAAAGTATAATCGATTGTTCCCCTCCAAAGTTTATACATAGCAGCTGTAAAAGCTTGAGCTCCTAAAGCAAAATCCTGTCCGTTTGAATCAGTTTGCGCAACCAACGAATTGATTGGCGAAACCTCAAATCCGAACATTAATTTACTATCAGAAAAGCTAAGCTTACTAGCTGTAGATGTTTCTATGTAATTTGGACGTGAGAAGATAAAATCGAAAGACATCTCATCTTGACCAGAAGGTACAAAAGATGTGGTGTTAATTGAATTATCGTTGATCTGTCCTAGTACGAAACTAGAATCAGGTCCCTCGGTATTACCCATAAAGGCTGCTGGCTTCTGATACACTGGTTGTGGTTTATCCTGATTAATAGGCTTTGACCATCCATAAACGGCGGCAACCTTATTTAACATTCGGAAGAACCAACCAGTTGCAGCAGCAAAACTACCGACACCTGGTATCACAGAAGCAACATCAGCTACATCTGCGAGGGCTGAAGACAATCTAGTGATAGGTCCAGTTTTCTCACCTTCAGAAATCTGAGCATAAAAGCCTCTAGATTTAATTTGAGATACCTTATCCTGTGCTAGTTCAAGACTCTTTTGAGCATACCTGAGGGTATTGCCAATTGAGTTATCTGTAGCAACTTGGAGTTCAATATTAACAAATTTCATTCTAGTGGTTATGTCCGCTTTCTGAATAGAAGATGCACCAGAGAGAGGTGATAGAACGTACAAGTGCACATATCCAAAAGTATCATCTAACCTTGTTAGGTCAATATAATCTTTTATGTGTGCATACGGTACAGTTAATTCCATCTTATTTCCTTTCTCAAGATATAACACCTTGTGAGGAGCTGAAGACACTGATCCTAGAAATTCGTTACCAGTTGCACGAAACTTGGAGGCACTTAACGATTTCGGAAAGTACGCTACAAGCAACGCACCTTGTTGGAAAGGCTCGGCATTTACTTTTATTTCCACAGACACGTCTGCTTTCATAAGCATAAAATTGTTAGCCTTCTCAACAAGTAGGGGAGAATTATCAAAAAGATCCTGTGGGAGAGAAAATTGTTCCAAATATCGAGGGTTTCCAGATATATAGTCCGCAAGAGGTAATTGAGACGACAGTACAGGGGAATCCTGAGACCAAGTCGTCCGCTTTATCTTTACCCACCTTTGCATAATGTCATGTAAATCATGTTTTGCTACTAGAGCATTACTACGTGATTGTACATTTGACGGCATAGGAGGAGCGGAAACTGAAGCTTCGACAGATGAAGAAACATCATTACTCTCTGTAGGGAGATTGTTCATAGTTGATTGTTGGGTTTGTTCGTTAACATAGTGGTTTTTGTGTTGCGGCAGATGTTATTGCAGACAACAACCCTGGGTTTATTTTTAGACACACCCATACTAAATAGTATATGTCTTTCCTACACGCCACAAGGGAGTGCAAGAAGCAGTGAAGATCTTCAACATACGCTTCGGGATAACGTAAGTATAGCATACACTGTCTTTTGAGGGGTTGTAAGAACTAGTTCTTACCGAAGTAGCGCTCCTTATACAAGGATTCTACTTCAACGAAAGTGGGCAACTTTGCAGGACAACCATTAGAGAATAGCGCTTTAACTAAAGCATCTCTAGCATGGTTAAACTTTTCTTCACCATGGAAATAAATCTCCATAAGAGAAGCTAAAGAGTTCTCAATTGTTGCTGCCACTTTCTTGTTTCCACGAATCCAGTTTGGCATTTCATTACACACTGACAAGTCTAAAGGAGGTTGATAGTAACCATTTTCATTCAAGACGAACTTTCTTTTAAGATAAGCTATATCGTCAAGAGTTCTATAGGCAACCAATTCACCCGTCTTTGCTTCATCGGTGTACGTTAATCCCATACTGGCGAGGGCATCTGTAATTGTGATCTGATTGTACCAATCTATTACGCGACCAGAGATGTTTAATACATTATCATCTCCATACGTTTGCATAGATACATTTTCAGTAAAATCACAAAACAGACCTCCTCCTTCCTTCTCCTTACATGCCAGGTAAGCCATTCTCATTACAATCTGATTAAAGATTGAGTTGAAAATAACAGTACCTGGATTTCCAGAGGGTTGTGAGTGGTCCCAATTAACCAACTCTCCATTAACAAGAACTCTAGCATTGCAAATTTCCTCAAAGAGGACTCTGCGAATGAGAGCATTCTCTTGTCCATCGTCATACCAGCGATTAATCATTTCAAGAACTTCCCAAAGAATATCTTGACGGAGTGATCCATCAAAATTTGAGAAATCTCCAGCAATAACTTTTTCGCCGTATTTTCGAAGGTGGAGAGCGGTATTATGCCAATCCAAGCTATACACGTTTGT